TGACGTAGCAGACGGTCCGTAGCGAAGAGTAAAGCACCAATAACAGGGTCATTATCCTTCATCTCCCTAAATATCTGTACTGCTTTACGCCCGCGAAGCTGTGGAAGGAATTCTTCATCAATATAGCCAGATGTACGTCGAACACCAGTTAGGCCAAGTTCGACCATAGGACTAACATTCTTCGGTACTTCATCGAAGATGTTGTCGCCTTCTAGGTCTCGCTGATCTGGCATTTATCTACTCTCTGATCATATGTGTTGGTCGTTAACACCATATACGAAGAAATTAAGCCTTGCTACGTTGACTCAGCTTGTGAGCAGCAAATCCTCCAGCTGCAGCACCGCCCACAGCACCAGCAGCAATAACCTTTGGGCCACCTTTGGGTAGCTTATTAACTAGCTTTCCAGAACCAGCCAGCTTCTTAGTGGAATCTGCTCCGTTACTGCCACCATCCATGATGGTGTTAGCTGCATTCATAATTTGCTTGGACTTCTTGCCCTTTACGACGCCATTAATGGGCTTAAAGGCAGCAGCAACACCGCCACCAACAACTCCACCAGCAGCCGCTCCGACAGCTTCGTTCTTGTACTGAATGTCGCGCTTAGAAATATGATTAACGCCAAATGCACTTGTATGCACAAGAACCTCCTATATCAATGTCTCCATCGTATACGGGAGGTCCAGTAATTACTTAATCTTGCCCTTTAGCAACTTGAGAGCAATACGCTTCTTATGAGCATTCATAACTGCAGTAGGGATAGTGTTCTTTGGGTTCATTGGCATACCCTTGGAGATATGCACTACGCCAAATGCTGATTTCATCTCTTATACCTGCTCTTCTTTAGTGAATGGTTCGTCAAAGTCTTCTAGAAGCATATCCTTTTTGTATGCATCATTCCAAGTCATGCCCCTATTAAGTTGGTCTAGGAGAGTGTCGATATAGACCATTGCCCGCTCTTTCTGACTATCAGATGCAGACAACCAGGCATCACGCGCCCACGTAAGGGCTTCGATCACGCTGCTTTTGAGCATATCTAGATAATAATCTTGCCGTCTAGTTCCAGGTATAGATTTGGCCATCTACCGAGAACTTACGCCCAAGAATAGGCACTGGAATAGGAAATACGTGTCCTTTATGCACGCGCAAGATACCGAATCCCTGTTGCCAGTTAGCTCCACCAGTCTTTAGGTATTGCTCTGACGCGGCCTTAAGGTCCATCAAATGACCCACCTCAAAGCCAAATAGCGTCTGTTTAGACAAGAAAACTCAGGTCTTCCTGCGGGTTCTTAACGTAGACAGATATCGAAGGATCACCCGTCTTTGTACCTTGTCTCTGGTCTTCTGGAAGGAAGTGTGCCTCAGTCCTCGTAGGAGCCAAATCTCTAGCGATAGTAATAGCTTCCCCACCAGCGAATCCATGTTTCTTGATCAACCTCCATGCTAATGCTAGGGAGCATACCTCGTCAGGGAGGTGGAAGTCTTTTCCGCGCCCGTAAAGGTCTCCCACACGAGCGTATTTATGGGCAATGTAATTGGACTTGAATTGAGGGTAAGCAACTCTACCGTTCTCGACGGCTGAGACGTATTCGCTGAGCATGTTGTCACGGGATTGTCCTGCCATGATGAAGCTGTTAGCGCGGAGATCGACGTAATCGTTAACCACATTCCCAAGACCAGTACCGTCGTGAATAGCAGTGGCGTTATATGTGTTGATAGCTTCATTAAACCAACCAATCATCTGTGGGTATGGACGACGATTGACCCGCATCCAATACACCATGCGAGCAGGTTGAACGTCTGCACGCATTACTGAAATTACTGTGTAGTCCTGCTCTTTGCCCCAGTCAGCTGCTGCAACGTACACACCATGTCTTTCTGGTTCTTCGAACGTGTATTCTTCGAAGTCTTTTTGAATCTTCTCCCTGATTGGGGAGTGTGGGTATCCGAACACCTGTTCGATAGCGTCTGGATCGAACGCGCGGTTACCAATAGCGGGCTCGCCAAGCTCATACTCAGTGCGCCACATCTCTGTGGGGATCTCTAGTTTCTTCGCGTCAATAGTCTCTTGACTTAGCCATCCATCAATAGGATTAGCTGAACACTGATAGCACCACGTAACGACAGGGAGATTACGTTCCTCAAACCTGCGTCTAATAGCAGTGAATGTGTTATGCACCAGAATTCCGTTAGCTACGTACTCGTGCGTATCGCCTACAGTTAAGTCCCACGTTGGCAGTATTATGCCACTATGAATAACTTCAACAACTTCATCCTTGGCAAAGACGTATCCGTCAACCTCGATACCGACGAGTGCATCATCTGGCCCTTCCGTATCGGACCCAATGGATACGGGTACAAATCTGACAGGAATCTCATTCCTGGGAAAAGAACTTTCCTCGCTCACAGGTGGGTCTACATGAAGGTCATTGGTCCTATCCCCAACGATTTGCCCCTGGACCATACTTGTTGCAACAGATCCTGCATTAACCCCAGACACCTTGAACTCGTCACTACTTCTGAGAACAACATCAGAGCGCTCGCTGTTAAAACTCCTAAGACCGTCTGCAACAACGGTCATGACTTGACCATCGACGGCGCTGTTGTCTATATCAAGAGCGGAGTTGGAGACTCCAGAAAGCGCTCTTGCAGAGTCTGCAGAGACGACAGAAACGCTGCTTTTAAAGCCGCTAACCCCACCTATCACAGAGATTACATGCGTGCCTACCGTGAGTCTGGAAGCTTTGACCCAGCCAGCACTAGTCCAAACGGGGTGCCAGGGAGTGCAAGTGATAACTCGTCCTGACGCGAAACGTACAGTTACGCATTCCTGATTGCCAGTGTTAATCGAATTAGTAACGTCACGCCATCCATCTCGCGTCATTACTTGATCTCCAATCACTACTTTCTGGATAGGGATCTCTCCCCGCTTAGTAGTGATTGGAGTATTAAGTACCATACAGCCTTCTGGGTTCTGCCATGTGCTGCACATTACCGTGAATGGCTTAATCTCTTCGCCCATATAGTTTATCTGTGGCATTGGCTGTCCTAGAGCAGCATCTAGGATGTTGATATCCATTTCATCAATCTCATCAAGGATTAGAAATGGAGGGTGAGGGCCACGAACAGTCTTTTGAGAAGCAGTAAGAGGTCTAATCCTCGCCTTATTAGTGAGGGTAATCTTGTTATTGCTCTCTTTAGCAATCATGTACCGAGGAGCATTCTCATGGTTCATAGCGGTACGCATATGCTCGTGAATGTTTGTTGACTGGGAGAAAGACCCACCAAGCATGTTCACATCTGCGCCTTTTAGGAACGCTTTAGTAATCCCCAATACGGAAAGCATGTAGGACTTACCAGATAGACCACGTGAGCCGTGCCATAGAACGGTTGAGTGTCCACGCTCAAAGTACGCGTCTGCGAAGGCGGTAAATGGCGCTGTGTGCTCTGGGTGGCCACATGTATGCCTGGGTAGCTTAACTCCCCACATAGCCCTTACAGCCCAGTAAAGCGATTCATCGTCCCACGGCGCTCTATCTAGAACGAACGGAGCCATTACGCTTCTCCCTTGTTCGCTTAGCGTGTATTTGGATGAATGACATGGCTACATTCTAGTGGATAACACCAAATGCTGACTTAGAGATAGCGAACCTTCCAAGCTCATCTCTGTTGTATTTATCCTTCACTACAAGCCTATGAATATCTTTCCCTCTAGTGGTAATTGGGTTTTTCTGACCCTCAACCTTAAAATCACTATTGGTAATGTATTCCTTTTCCTCTCGGAATTGCTTAATGCCATTGTGATTATTAACGCTGATAGCTTTAGTGCCCGGTTCTAGCTCTAGCCTGTATCTATTCTTATTGCTCTTGTTGTTATGCCCAAATGCACCATCTGCGAAGTCAAGTGACTTTTTACCACTAGCGCTCCAAGAGCTAAGTCCGCCCTTGATTTCATCACCAGGCTTAATCTCATGCTTTTTAGTTGACATTCCTCGATAGAGAGGTTTATCTGTTGCTGGAGAATGCTCAACCATTCCTTCTAACAGCTTCCCAGAAGGCGCGAGGCTTCGCTGATACATACGACGAACAGCTGTATCTCTGGAGTGCAAGTTATCTATTGCAATACGAGGCTTTGTAATCTTCTTCTTAGCGCTCCTCTTGACTCCGCGTGAGTCGTTTTGCCAGTTACCTAGCGCTACCCCTACTGGGTCATAGTTCTTGTTTTGAACACCGAGCTTCTTTTCGTGCAGTAATTGCGCCGCTTCCTTTGGGTCTACATCCTTAAAGCGCTCTTTTTCTTTCAATACCCCTTTTGCAGCAGCAGAACGAGCGATAATGCTCTCTTTTGTATTTTTGTATGGATTCTTTCCCGAATCCGCCTTGTGTGCGCGCTTACTAACGTGCTCTACACCAAAAGCGTTAGTCATGGGAGTCCCTACTTGGAGTTGTGTACCCCATCATTATGACAGTCGCATCCACTGCAGTACGTACAAGAACGATGCTTGTCAGAAAGACACTGCGGGCTAATCATTGGCTGACCAGGAAGGATTCGAACCTTCAACCGTCCGATTAACAGTCGGATGCTCTGCCATTGAGCTACTAGTCATCGCATACACGCGTCATCATACCCCTTGATGCACATAGGACACTCGCAGGGTTTATGACATGGGCAATCTTTGCAGTACGTACAAGCTTTGTGATTCCCCTCCCAGCAGCATTCGTTAATGATCACGTGAATGACACCGCCACAGTAGACACAGGGACTACGAATGTCTGACCATCAGCTACGTCAATAGGTACATCAAGTGCTTTAAATGACAACATGTTGCCAGTAGTCACGTTGTCCCAGATAGCCATATGGGTAACTGTTACGTCTGGCATACCTACGAACAAAGCTTGTGTGGTATTACCAGTTCCCCTAGATCCTGCGTCACTGAATTGTACTTGCTGGCGAATGTAGTCCCCACTAGCTACCTCTGTACCGTAATCTCCAAGCACAGTTGGATCACTGATATGTAACCCGATATACGTTGGCTTTCCGTAAAACAATGAATTCAACATTGTATTAGCTGTGTACGTGCTTACTACACCCATCAGTGATACCTCATTCCAAATCCTACTCGTGTGCCGCCTTGAGAAGAAGAAGCAGAAAGCGTGGAAGCTATTCTTTTCCCCGCATTAGTTCCGTCATCTCGCTGCTTTAACCTTAAAGGTGGTTCACCAAATAGCTGATAACGCCACCTAGTAGTACGCCAATCTCCCTTAAACTTATAGGAAGCGTTTGCTGTGTTGTATTGAGCAGTACTTATATAAACATCGTGCGGCCTGACATCAGCCGTCATATTAATAGGACTTGCCGGAACGCCAGCGATAAATAGACCTTCGCCGTTAACGAATAAATCATCTAAATCGGGTGTAATAGTGAAGGTGCCGTTACTGCCAAAAGAAGCTATTTCCTCGCTGTTATCTGGCTGCCAAAAGTTACTTCCCCACCACTCACCCTCACCATTATTTTTATACGGATTGAGGTTTATAATGCTACTGTAATTGCCGTTTTTAAAACTATAAAGCTTTCCGGTCCAAGTGCCAATAAAATCAGTAACTGTTATTTCTACTTCTTCGTTGTCAAAATAAATCCAAGCACTACCCTGTGTGTAATTTGTGTAATCGAAGTAGTGCGGATTTGGAGCACTGGATAACTCAACTTCGAACTGAATAGAATCCATAAGATTAAAGGATTCACCGCTGTAGTAGATATACTTTGGGTCGTTGTATGCAATACCGAATGCTTGTCTAAAAGCGCTTTCCGAAAGACTTCTAACCCATGTATCAGGAGTTATGAGCGCAAATGCAGTTCCTGCTCCCCACACAACGTGCTTATAGTGGTTGATTTTCGTTGATGGTAGAAAGTGCGTTGCTTCAGCGATGGCGTATGTGCCAAAAGATCCATATGATCCGCCGTATCGTGTTCTTGGCCTAGGGCCACTGGTATGAGAAGGGAAACCAGAACCTGGACCATAAACAGACTCATTCCAAGCCTGATCAGACCATCCATACCCAGCAAGTATGGAGGGCTTTGATCCATATGTCTCCATTTCTTCTGAGTTATAATGCTCGAAAAATCTGTCTTCTTCAGCCAAATAATCAGACTCAACGTCTAGATCACACTGCGCGCTATGAGCGTCTCCATTACCGTCTAGCGTACCTTGGATATATTCTCCATTACCGTACTTATCTTCTAGCGAACCGCTAAACGGCTCTTGCCACTCAGACCATCTAGTCATTACACACCAGGTTCTGCTCGATAGAAACGACCAATGATGTAAACGTCCTCTGTGAATTCAGCATAGAACGCTACCCATACAGAGATTGCATTGGCTCGCTGCTTTACCCCCGCCTGTCGCTTGAAGTCAGGCATATTGGTGAAGTCGTATGTCCACGTAGCCTCGTCATACAGAAGGCCCGTTGGTTTGTGCCCGTCGCTACTACGCCCTGGTGAGTAACCAGCCTTCTGTTCTTTATTACCCCATCCAATGATGAATCCATCTGGTGGTGGGTAATGAGTAGATCCCTTGAGCTTCTCCCAAGGCAACCCTGTACTAGGATCAATAGACTCAAAGGCGTGTTCAATGAATGGGCTTGGCCCACCACCGTTCTTAGGCAACGACTTAGTAGTAATCTTGCGATCATAAATAGATACATGGAATGGGCATAGTGCTGGTTGTCCATTGGCCTTGTATGCAGCGAACTGAGACAGACGAATTGTTCCCTTCTGTGACAACACTACAGGCACAATAGTCCAACGCTTCGCTCGTGTAGGAGCATTGGCGTTTACTCTAACAAATGCTTCCTTGTTGTATCTGGGCCTATTGTCATGATTATCCCCAGATCCCTTGATGTAATTCTTCCATGGATATCTCTCTTGCTTCGCGTCCTGTTCCATTTCCTTGAAGTACTGAACTGAAGTCTTAGGTACATATCCACTACCAGCAGCATAGTCCCAGGGTGCGAGAATATCCTCGATCAATACAGACCTACGGTTAACCTGAAGCATCTTTGCTGGAGTAAGTGGATCTCGTGTACGTACCTGCGACTCTTCTAGGTTGAGTAGATCCCTATAGCGGGTATCTAGCTTCATCTCCACTCGTCCCTGCATAGGTGAGTGTTGTACATCTGCGATATGAAATCTAACTCCGTTTTCACCAGTACCCATTAGGTTCTTGATAAGGACTGTCATTCCCGCCTTGATTTGGTACTTACTCATCAAAACAGTCGGATCTACCTCTAGTTCCATAGAACCATTCCAACCAGGCTCTACATCTCGTACAAGGCTCTTCTCAGAGCTATTGATAGCAGTATCTAGGTCGAATCCATTCCCGTACTTGTACAGCTGTTCATTCACCCAATACCGAGGATCGTAGATAGGGTTCTGAGCAATGTCTGTACTTACTGGATAGACCTGTCTAATAGCCGCTAGAGGTACATATTCTGTGTATTCACCGTCATTACTAATAACAGCATTGCGCCACACAACACCATCAAAACCTGTTCCGTCTCCATAGATGAGGTTGGCTACTGGACCTGTATCGCGAGTAATACGAATCTTTACACCTGGCTGTCCATAGGACACGGTGAAATCAACTGGACGTAACCTGTCCCGCACCTTCATAATCGGGACATTCCCTTCTGGCATAATCGTCCATTGATTCCCCTCCTGTACCTGTGCTTCATCAGGTACATACATAACTGAGAGCAAATCCTGTACATATCCCGTTAGGGCTCTATCCCATGACCCCGTGTTACGTGATGCATACCCAGTCCAAATACCACCAGCCTGCACACCCTCTACGAGAAATGGAGACTGTTTCTCTCCATTTCCTAACAGAGCCCACCCATCAGGGAATTGCACCTGTAGTTCAGCAAACCTAAGTGCCGGTCTGTATTGCTTGCTAAACGCCAACCTGCACAGATGTTCCATGGCCTGTGGGCGAGGAGGGTAGAAAGGTTTCTGAATATACCTATCTAACTGGAATAACACTCCCTGACAACTTACTGAGATACCTGATCCGGCTTCTTGTAGATCAATAGTGGCTACGAAGCCTCTCCATAATTCTTGTGGAGTTCCTTCACCGGCAGTAGCCCTATTACTAGAAGGGTCTGTAATAAGCCCTGAACCGCTCTGTGGTACATAGTAGATAATTACTTCCGCGTAGTCAGCAAGCCATTGGCCTACTCCAGTTCCTCCGCGCCCATCAATATCATCGAATCCTGTAATAGATGGGAATCTCAATACTGCAGTGGCTGGGCCAAATGGGTCACCAAACGTGTATGACTCAATCTGTGTTGGCGCGCCACGTACCTCGGTAACGTCAGTTAAAGCCCCACCGTGCTTTCCCATCATTACTTTTAGACGACCGCCATTACCTGTGGACTCTGTGTAATCCCATGCCATTAGCGAACTCTAATCTTATTGAAGTTGTACTTAGCGGCTACGAGCTTATATTGCTTCATCAGTTGCTTACGACTAAGCGCTCTGTTGTAGATATGCACTTCAACTACAGTCATATGCGCCGATAGGTTATCGCTAATCTTATTAGTCCTTCTCCCCATCACTAATCGCCTGACTGATTTGTTGTCTGTCTTGCCGCCCCTCCAGAACTTGTTCTTCTTGTCAAAAGCACCAACGCGCGACTTGTCACCGTTAAATACTCCGAAAAACATTCTTGGGAATCTACGATAATTATGTTTAGAGCGAACATGCTTGCCAAACGTAAGATCAGCTTTTTTATGTGTTCCTATTAATGCTGAATGCATTTGGAATAACATTGCTGATCTATACGATAGTTTGTCCTTTACTGAGTGATCTTTACGTAGATCTAACTGTCTATGTTTCCTACCAGCGTCTAGTAGGTAATGGCCATAAGTAGCGCTCGGATAGCTGTGGATTACTCCCACGATTAAGACTGTATATGGCTGTGGGATTGCTGCCCCCAAATCAAGCCACATGTGATTTACCTTGTTGTGCTCAAAGTACACACTCTTTCCCCACCGGATGTACTGTCCACGCCTTGTACTCTGCCACCTACGTCTGCGAACATTAGGCCGATACTTACCCTCAGATTTCCATGAAGGACCACCATTATGTTCTGGCCATTCATCTAAATCGTAACCATCGGCGTCAGTTGGATCTTCTAGATCAGATGCTAGCCAGATATACGTTGGCAATTCTCCATCAATATCTGGTTCTGGATCACGAGCTTCGATTAGCCCAATACCTTGAGATAGCGTCATTGTAAAATCTTGCTGTATCCAATATGGAGGATTACCAACAGGCTTACCGTTAACGATTACAGTTGGTTCCATTTCAATAGACTTAATAGGTACGAATCTCTGAGTCACTAGCTCACCCTATCTATTACTTGGTACACAGCGCGTACATGGCATACTATCCTAGAAATAGCTGGTATTTCTGCTCCCGCATAAATTTGTACCCAATCATCCTCTGGATCTGGTGGACCGTCAGATGGTGATTGCCCCTGACCATATACATAGATAATTGGTGGAGGTAAATCAAAATTCATCTCTAGAACAATGAATGCTAATGCAGATACTGACTCGGCCCCTACTATGATTTCAGCAGTAGCAAGTACTTTTACCTCGCCAGTATGCCCAGGTACAGCCTCTACTGATATATCGGTAGTAGGAAGAATATACGGTATACGGACAGCATCAGAGTCGACAAATATCTCTGCCGTTTCAAGGATAAAGGGACCAAGTTCAGGATCAACTGGATCTGCCTCTACTACAATCTCTGCTGTTACTGCATGGAACGCTACCCCGTGTGTTACTTCATCTGATTCAACAACAATTTCTGCTGTTTCAATGGTACTAGCAATAGCCAGACTTACTATCTCTGCAGCTACATCTATCTCAGCCGTTACTTCTAAGTAGAAGATTAAATTAGTAGTAAAATCTCCATTTACCGCACTGACTTGAATATTAGTAGTAGGAAGATGGTAGGAACTCTTATATACGGTAATGGGAACGGCTGCAGCGGAAATGGATGCTGTATCCATAGTCTTAGAAGCACTTGATACAAGCTCAAAAATACTTGTTAGGTAATCATATTCAGTAGAAGGCGGATCAAATGCCGTCATTCCATAGGCATCTAGTACAGGGTTAGAGTCATTAGCTACACCGTATGGAGATGGAAATACCTGACTAACCATAACTAATCACCACGCAATAGCCATTTCCCCCTGAACCTCCAGCACCTGAGTTACCACCAGAGTTTTGTACCTTACCACCGCCGCCTCCACCACCAGAGCCAAACTTGCCCTTGCCACCGTTTCCAGCAGCACCAGCAGCGTTAGGCCCAGAGGCTCCACCGCCTCCTCCTGAATACCAAATAGGAAGATTAGCTGCGTAACCAAGAAGAACTGCGTCTCCTGCATCAAGAGTTCCACCAGCTACACCATTATTTGCAGTGATTGAACCGAATGGGCTAGCAGTAGTAGGCACTCCACTACCGCCGTTGTACGTAGTTCCATTCAGGTGACAAGCTCCTCCACCACCTCCACCAATAGGCGCGCACGACACTATTGCACCAACAGCATTAGTAGCAGCAAATCCTCCATCAAAACCCGCACCTGGGTTACGCCATCCTCCACCTGAATTAGCTCCAGGTTGATTTCCAGACGCAGCTAATGACCCGCCATTACCAGAAGTGTTGTTGTTTGGAACAGTCGTTGGAGCTTTACCTGCCCGTGCAGTGATCCATGAACCAAAAGATGATGGATTTCCGTCAATACCGAAGTTACCAGCAGTATTGTTAGCAGTAACCGCCGCACCACCAGCACCACCGGCTCCAATCGTTACAATTTCAGCAGATCCCAGCGCATATCCATCAAATGAAGCGAAGACTAATTCTCCTGCGCTTCCACCGCCGCCGCCACCAGCGTTTGCAGTACTAATCTGCCTACGAGATCCAGAACCTCCACCGGCTCCACCACCGCATAGCCATACTTCTACTACCTTTACAGTGAAGTTATTTGGCTTAATCCACTCATTAGTGCCAGCAACAGTACCATTCTTGAAATCTGGTCCAAACACCTGAATATCTGTAGGCATAACACATCATCCGTAAGTCACTACAACGCAGAATCCAGCGCCACCTGTACCACCAGCACCAGAATTACCCTGACTATCGCGCGAAGCACCTCCACCGCCACCGCCAGAGCCGAACCGTCCGATTCCTCCATTACCTGCATTGCCAGTAGCGAATGAAGCTCCACCTCCACCGCCAGTGTAAATAGGTATCAACGTTCCGCTACACACAGAAATAGCTTCCAGCCCATCAACTGTAGATGCAGTTAATCCCGCCCTTGATGCAGTTGATCCAACGATTCCTAGCGTTGAAGCTCTTCCGTCTCCACCATTGTTACCAGTAGATGATGTAGTGAATCCTGCACCGCCACCACCGCCCATAGGAACAAGATATCCAGGAACGCCTACTCCACAAGTTGAAATAGATGGTGCGCCACCGGCAGTACCAGCAGTACTTGCTCCACTGGTTCCACTTGATCCAGGAGCATTTACTGATGCAGCAACAGTAGTTCCAGCTACAGCTGTTGCGTTAGCTGCTGTCGTGCTAGCTGTTCCTGGCCTCGCAGTAATGTATGAGCCGAATGTTGACGCTACTCCATCCGATCCAATTAGTCCGTT